CACTTAAAACCTCTCTCTTTAAACAATATTTATAATAGTTTTAACTACTAACTTGTAGTTACATTAGGTCTTACAGTAATTATACCCTCAATTACTCTAGTTACAGCACCAGAACTAGTCTGTGTGATTTCTACGTCATACACGTATCTATCTGGTGCGTCTAAAGCCGTTGTTTGAGCAGGTGTGAGAGAAAGTGATACAATGCCAGACGTAGGATCACTGGCAATTGTGCTTGTCATAGTAGTCCGTGTTCGTGTAGATGAGTAACCTTTTGCTAATTTTGCCTCAGCAGTATATCCAGTCAAATTAAATGGGTTTCCATTTGCGTCTTTGACTGTAATATCCGAAGTAAAAGTTGATCCTTGATCTATAATAAGGTTTGCTATTGCTGCCATCTACTCTTTTTCTGGTTGTAATTTCTCTTTTTTCATCATTTCTGATATACTATTATTATAATATTCTGTAAGAACTTGTATTTTTTCCAACTCAATTTCGTGTCTAGCTTTAGATTGTTCTATTTCTTGTCTAGCAATAATCGTATTTCTCAATTTTACACTAAATTTAGTTTCATCATAATTTTTTCCATCTATTGTTATAGCCATTATATTCTCCTATTTTAACTATTTATATCAAAAAACTCTGCCTTATAATACTCTTTTATATCTGATACGATACCTTTATTTTCATCAAAAGGCAAGACTTTTTCTATGATCTTATCATATGTATCCTTATCTTCATCATAAGATTTAAAATAAGGGTCGTTATTGTAAAGAAGTTCCTTATCTTTTAATAATTCGTAAAAATCTTCTTTAAAATCTTTTGCTAACCACGTTGCATAGCATATTGCCACAACATAACTCTTTGCAGGATAGATAAATGGCATTTCACTTTCATTGAAATAATTTACTGCGTCATTTACTATATCATCTGACATTAAAATATCATATCCATAAAGACTGTCTTTATGATCTCTATGTAGTCTATGATATATTTCTTGTCTGACTTTCCAATCTTTCTTTGTCATACCAATCTAACAATCCTTTATATCCATTACAACTGTTCTTTAAATCTTTAACATATCTATAATGTTCAGTTAAGCAATGTCCATAATAATTACATTTTTTACATATGTCTGATACATTATTTAGTGGTTCATCATTTGCCCATTTTTCTATGAACTTAAAGTTATTGTACTCTTTAAAATATTCTTTATCATTTTTATCAAACTCTAAAACACCAAAGTTACCATTTGGTGTAATATAAACGTGATCGTTTGAAAATGCGTTGTATTCTTTTTTTAAACTTCTAATAATATTACCTTCGTTTACAAAATCAAACTTCTTTTGTACTTTACTTTCAATCCATTTTTGTACAAAGTTTTCAAAATCTCTATGTGTTACAGGTTGTGCATTTGCCTGATTAATAGAATAAGGTTTTATTTCTACACTTTCAATAGATGAACATACATTTAATTTCATTATCATTTCGTCAACATTCATCTTTATAACTTTTTCACTTGCAAGTATTAATACAGCAATTGGCACAGGACTTAAAAACATATTTTTATAAACTAAATCAGATTTTTCTCTTGCTTCAAAATCATAACTTACAGAAAGATAAAAGTCATCTTCATAAAATCCTTCGTGTAACATACTATAGTTTGTTATAATATTAATTTTACCACCGTACCATTTTCTAATAACATCTCGTAAACCATAAAAGTAATTTTTCTTTAATGCACCTATCTCACCACCATATAAATCTATCCATTCTATTTCTCTTACTTTAGATATTTCTTCTAATCGTTTATCTAAAATAGGTAAAGGTATTCTTTTTGTATCACCTAATTGTTCAGGCGTTAGATAACAAAAGTTACATCTAAAGTTACAAAAATATGATGGATTAATTGATACAGTTATTTTATTCATTTAATTCTAAATTATTCCAACCTGATAAACTAACACTAATACAAATTCTGTCTTTAAAATTTAGTTTTGCACGTTCAACCTTATGTAAATGTTCTTTATCTTGTTTTGCTAAAAAACATCTATACGATTTTATATTATACATTTTTTCTGTATCTTTATGTTTAAATCCAATACGTCCACCTGTTTCTTTATTTAAAATTGTATCGGTAAAATATATAAGAAGTAAAGTATCTATTTTATCAGACATATCATTGTGCCAATCAAATACAATTTTGTTGTCTTGTTTTATTAAATTATCGTTCCATACATCAAAATCAATTAGTTTCAAGTTTAAATTACTTACAATTTCTATCAAATATAATTCTAAAAGACTTTTATTTGTATTTTTTAAATTGTTTAAGTTATAATTTTTAAAATATAAACTATAAACTCCATTTAATAATTTTTTTGATTTTATAATCATATAGTTTTTTATTCGCTATCATATAATATTAAATCTACTGGCATTGCTAATCTTAATTTACCATAAAATGTTTCTACATTGTGATAAAGAAAACTAGGAAAAAGAACTATATCTCCTGTTGCAGGTATTTTAGTTTCTGTTTCAAACCATTTTAAATATTCATCTTTGTATCCTCTATTTGCATTAAATCTAGGATCACTTAATATTAAACGACCACCTTTATCTTTTTCTTCTGCTAACAAATAAAATATTGCACTTAAATGTGAACCTGAATGATTATGTTTTGGCATAGCATACGATACACCATAACCTGTAATCCAACCTCTTAAATGAAACTTTTTATCTTTGACACTAAATCCAAATTCTTGTTTATAAAATTTATCAAACGCAGGTATAATTACTTTCTTTTTAAAATCAGTTAATTGTTTATCATCTAAAATATTTTCGTGTAAAACATTTGCATTTGTTTTATCATTATAACTTGATAAAATATATTCTGTAGTTTTATCTAATAATTTGTTATCTTCAATATGGTCAAACATTATAGGTGTTGACCAATAATTTAAAATCATTTTGACAACCTTTCATCTAAATAAAAATTTAAACTCATCACCTTACGAGATACTGGCATTTTTTGTTCAGTTACCATATGTTGAAATCTTAAACTATGATTGATAACAATAATATCATATTTTTTAGGATAAATTTCACATATCTCATCTTTTGATCTTGCGTGTCTAAATTTTATTGATCCACCTGTGTCTTCGTTTGTATCATCAAAGTATAATAAACAACCACAATTAGGACCTTCAACTAAATCGTTGTGCCATTCTAAAGTAGGTTTATCTATACCATTTAAAACTTCTACTTTACTAAATGCGTGAGAACCTAAATGAGGTAATATAATATTATCACTAACATAATCTCTAGTTTGTTCTAATTGTTTTTCTATCTTATCATTTCGTTCAATAATTAAAATACCTATTTTAGCATTATCTATCCATTTGACATTATCTATATCAAAGAATTTAAATGCTTTTGAATCTGATAATTTGTAAAATCCATTATTTAAAAATTTATCTAACATTTCTTTCATCCACGTAAGGCGTTATCTCTATATTTAGATTGTTTGCTTTTAATATCTTTGGTGCTATAGTCTTCATTATTCTACAATGATCTTCTACAACATTATGTTTTTTAAAATCTTTTACTGTCTTTCTACAACCATTACATATATTAAACATAGGGCAAGTTAAACAAGATCGTTTCATACTGAATAGGTTTATATCATTTTGTAAAGGTGTAAAAAACTTACCTTTCATTTCCGCCTCAAAGTCTATTGCTTTATCTTTATCATCACCAAAGGCACCACAACTATAATAGTCACCACCTGGATTGAGTGCTCTTATACCTTCATCACACTTTCTGTTTTGAGGACATAGAGTTATCTCATCTCTAATTCTTTTCATCATTTGTCGAGTATTAAACTCCCAAGGATATAAACCTTTTTCCCATATCTCTACATACTTTTGATATATTTTACTTAACAAATATGGTTTATCTTGGTCGCCACTTGACATAGCATAATTTAATTTACACTCAACACCTTTTTTTTCTTTTGACAAATTTTCAAACGTATCTTTAGGTTCTTTTCCATCACTCATTTTGTACGCCAATTCTACGTTTTTTAATGCCATATCTTCATTTTCTGGCACAATAACAGCAATAAAATCAGGTCGATAACCACAATACTCTAACATTGTATCTGAACATTTCCAAAAGTCTTCTTCAGTAAATTCTGTAAAGTCGCCTTTTAATCTACCACCACCATATTGAAAAGATGTTGTAATACCTACTCTATCATTATTAAATAAAGGTGCCCACTTTTTAGGTTTAACATAAAACGGCCATAGATTAGTTGTCAATGAAATAGAAGTATCATAATTATGTTCATCTAACCAATCAATAATTCTCCAATAGTATCCTGGTTCGACCATCAAAGGATCACCACCATTGACTATGATTGTTTTAGTTTGAGGAAATCTTTTAAGAAATCTAAAGATATAATTATGATTTAATAAATCTTTTTTGTGTTGTGCTATTTTAGTAGATGAACAAAACGTACATTTAAAATTACACAATTCTGTAGGTTTGATAATAAGATCCACTATTATCTCCAAATTATTTTATCTTCAAGTGATTTGAGAGGACTTATACAATTAGTTGTTTTAATTAATTTCATTATAGAGTGTACACCTCGTTCAGCACACATAGATACAAATTGACAATTTTGACAATCTTTATTTTTATGAGCCCAATCAACCTGATTTAAAAAACTTTCTAAATATGTTTCATATAATCCTTCAAAATTCCAATCTTTTTTAACTTCAAATTCTTCATCAAAACTAGTTACGGCTTCAAGTAAAAACGGCGTCAAATATAATTTGCCTGACTTATAAAAAATATCCCAATCTGTTCCTTCGTGTGGCATTATATCATATACATCAATTCTATCACCATATTTTTGTTTAGCATTTACATAATAATTTTTGAGTTTTATTACAGAATCATATAATTTTTTTGCATTTTCTGGTTTTTGTAAATCTAAGCGTGAGTGTGCTAAATTAAACCCTACATCAAAACCTTTTAATAAATCTGATTCGTGTGTTTTTAATAGTAATTCTTCAGTTAAATTTTTCTTTTCTATACGGTCATATATAGATGTAGCTTCGTAATTCGCAATTAAGTAGGTTTTTGTGTGTGTTACATCTGGCATATTATCTAAAGTTATTTTAATACGCTTTCTAATTTTGTCTATGTATTCTTTATTGTCTATATGATATGCCTCAAATGGTATTACAAATTTAACAAGTCCACCTTCTAATAACCAATTAAGTTTTTTACCCAACTTTACATAATCTTCATCAAAGGGTTTTAAAAAGGCAATATTTACTGCTGTCTTTCAAAATTTCTTTGCAAATTTTTTAATTCTTTCATCAGTTAAGACTTTATCCATATTTGAACTTGTCATCAAGTCTGTAGGTCCTAATTGTAAATTCATAGGTTTAAATCCATTTTTTTTAAGATCATCTATTAAAAACATCATTTTTTCAAACTCATTATCAGATGGCCAATCGTTATGTACTTTATCTATAGTACAACCTGTACAATTAAATTGACATCCGTTAGTTATTTCTAACGAAAAATCAATTAATTTTTTTATATTATCTTCTTTCATATAATTATTGGATCTATTTCTTCAGCGTCTTTTACAGACCATCCTAATACAATAGATGTTCTAGGTTTTTCACCAAAATAAGGTTTTACTCTATGTGTTAAAAAACCTGGAAATATAATAAATCTATTTTGTTTAGAAAGTATATTTACTGCATTATTTGGATATTCAGCAAAAGTCAAATTTTTATAAATTGTCAATTCTCCTCCTGTCCAAGTTTTATCATTATAATCACTATCTATGTAATATATAGCAGTAATAAGAGAACTTTCAACCATATCGTGGTGTGGTTCATACAAATGATTTGAAACTTTTGAATGATCGTATTTTTCTAAATTTCCTTTTTGAAAGTTTGATAACTTCAAATTATCAAAATTAATATCATTTTGAAAGCAATAATTTACAACTAATTTATTTGCTATATCGTAAAATTTTTTTTGAGGAATTGTTAAATTAAAAATGTCTTGTCCTTTTATTGTTGAAGGAATGGTACTTTCTTCTTTCAGATCATTTATTAAATTTTTATCTTCAATAATATTATCAATGACTTCTATAGTATCTATAAATTTAATTTCCATAATTTCCATAACGTATATAATATTTATCTTGTTTTTTAAAACCAAATTGTTGCATTATCTCTCTATGATAAGGCTCTTTTTGTATTCTCATTTGATTCATTACTAAATGTAATTGTTCCATATAAGTGCCTGTAGGTATAATAATTTTATAATGAGGAAAAGTATTAACAATATCAGAATACATCTGTCTTATAAGTTTTCTAATACTTGTCTTAGGTCGTTTTCTCAAAACACCTGATGTTTTTACTCCTCCTAATATAATTTCTTTTTCATAAATGTGTAACATAGCTATACCTTTTTCTAATTTCCAATTTTCTTTACAAGTTACCCACTGCTCTTCATCTTTATTTTTTAAAGTATCTATGTAAATATCTGGATCAGTTTCTTTGGTACCCCACCATATAAGAAAATGAGCTTGTCTATCACATATTCTAGGACAATATGGATATAATATAGGCAAGGTGTCCATTACAACATCAACGTTTGGTATATCTATTTTAACTGGCGATATAGTTTCTTTGTAATCGTACATCTTCGATATATCGGTGCGTAAGTTTGAAGACACACTCATCTAGTTCCTCCAAGTATTTGTAATCTCTATTCATAAAACAACCAAGTGTACATCTATCTAAAAATTCACAAGAAGCACAATCGTATTTTTCTAAAAACTTATTTTCAATCCCACTATTGTCCATTCTCTTAATAGGACTTTTATACATACTCAAAGATTTAGGATGTTGAGTTAAGTTACCACATTGACATAAAGTACCGTCTGCCAAAACTAACTTACTTGTTCTACAAGAAGCATAATTTTTCTTATTGAAAATCCAATCTCTAACAGGATGTGTATTTGGATAATTATCTACTAACCATTTAAAAAACTTTAATAACAATTCATCACTTGGCATTTGATGTTTAGCAGCGTGATCTGGCATATAATAATCAAAGTAAATATATTTACCTGACTTGTAAAGATAATCAAAGTATTCATCATTATTTGTTAAGTAATATTCTAAATTTGATTTAGTCATCAAACAAGAAAAACAAGTTAATTCATCTTTCCAATGTTCAACATTATCTTTAAATGTTTGTAAATCAGTTGCATTAAAACGACCACGAGGGTCATAACTCGTTGTTAATCTAGCAGTTATATTATTTGATTTTGACCAATCTAATAAATCTCTTATTAAATTATTACCTTCTTTATTTGTAACTAAATTTGTAACCCAATTAATTACAAATTCTTTATTATATTTTTTACAAATATCTTCTATACCTTTTGAAAGTAGTTTGTATCCTTCATTGAGATTTTTATTGTAGATTGCAGGTGCAAAGACTTCACCACCCATTACATTAAATAAAACTTTTTTTCTTAACTCTTTTGAAATAAACTTTTCAATAGACGGTAGTTTATCTACTACGTTATCTATACCTATCGTATCTTCGTGGTTCTGCCAACAAAACGAACATCTTAAATTACAAAACTCAAATAAATGTATTGTGTATTCTTGTTCTGGATCACGCTTTGGGTCAATGATAAATTCTCTCACTTTACCCCTCTATAATAATCTAAATTTCGTTAATGCCTCGGTATTGTTATCTCTCTTTAAATTGAAAATGTGTTGAATTAAAACAAAGTTTACATTTTGAAAATCAAATTTAGGTACTAAACAAGTATCAAATGGATTTGCAACAACAAAGTCTAAAACAGTATTCATTTCTGTATTTGAAATAGAATTTTTTACAGCATATTCTAAATAATCAAAAGCCTTAAACATTGTTCTATTGATTTCCATTCCTTCTACATCTGCAAATACTTTTTTAATCAATGTTCTTAATCCGTCAACTTGTGTTTGATTAATACCTTCTAAATTACATATACCATAGACACCTGAACTGATTGTATCTTTTTGTTCCCATATAGTTTCATCTGCGTAATATTGAAGTGATGAAACACCAGATATAGGATTTGATGAAGTTAAATCTATATCACTTTCAGTAAATGATAGGTCTGTTTGAAAATTTTTATTTAACAAATTCATTAAAATCATTTCTCTATTATCTGTAAAAATCTCTTTAAACCATCTAATTAAAAACTTATGAACTGTTGTATTTAATGAAGATGTATAATTTGTTGATCCACTAAAATGATCAGCAAGTAAATACTCGTATGAATAATTTAGATTTAAACTTTTGATAGATGATCTTTGTTCATCTGAAATAACTGTATTATTAAATGTGTCTGTTAAATCACCAAGACCTGCCCATAGTTGTGTCATATTAATAGAACCAACAGTTTGTAATTGAGTATTATTAATAACTCTTTCTTTATAAACAGTTAAATCTTTTAGTTTATTAAATGAAGATATATCAAGGTTAGGTAATATTGTTTTGACCCACTCTACAAATAATTTTGTATAGTTTGTTTTATCAGCATAGATGATTAGTTTTTTATTACTTGTATCAGTATGTGATTTAATTGATGTGATTAAGTTTACAAAATTGTCTGGATAACTTGTTGAATAACTTAATAGTTGTCCGTTAGTTACATCTGTAACTCTATCTGCTAATGGTACACCGTTAGTACCAATTACAACTCTATCGTAGTTTAATTCTATTTTATCGTCTAATTCTAAATAAACTTTATTGAATAGATGTAACATTTTTTATAAATTCCTTTTTAGCGTTGATGTATTCTTTTCCCTTATTATTTGCAACACCCCAAGTTAATAAGAATAAAGGATTTTTATCATTTGCCCAATAGTCAAACATATTTTTTCCTCTAAACATATAGTCATTAAAGTAATGATTATAAAACTTTAGTTTATCATTATTTATTCTACCGTAATAAGCAAAAAATCTTTCGTGTTTTAATAAACTAATAAAATTAACACCTTCTAAATCTCGTGTTTCATCATTTGGAAAAGACTTAGCATAGTTTCTAAATTCATCTGAATTTAACATATACATATTGTACAAAGTTAAACTTTCTAATTTGTTTTCCCATTTATCTAATATCTCTTTATTTTGTTCAATAAATTCTTTATAAGAATCACCTTTAAGTAAACCTTTTTTAATAAACAAAATATCTATTACAATGTTTTCTAATGAATTAATATTAGTCAAAGATAATGAATGTAAATATTCTTTTACTAATTCTAAATCTACATTTTTAATGTCAGAAGGTATATCTAAATTACTTAAATAAGTTAAAAGTTTTTTACCTTTTAATTCACTTGTTGAATAATCAATTAAATAACTTACGTCTTTTTCAGTAAAGTGTTTTTTTAAATCTTCAATTGATATAGGTGCTTTTGTTTCAATAATCATTATCTACGTCCTCTACTTCCGTGGCAAGACGAATGGCAACTTGCGTGGCAAACATCTACCTGATCTGTAATTGTTGTTGTTCTAATTGTGTTGTATGCTGTGGCAATATTACCAAAATAAGTTTCTAAATTAGTATCACTAATTGATGAACCTGAAGTAACACTACCAGCACTTATTGAACCTAGAGCGGCACGATTACCAGTGTCTAAATGAGCAACTTGTGTATTATCAAAAACAATACCTGGTGTTGGCCTTGAACCTGTATTACCACCTCCACCTGTTACATTTAAAATTGCCCTTTGTTGTCTAATATTTGTATAGAGTGCTGCTTCAGTTTCTAAAATTGTTCTAATTGTTGAAGCGGTAACTACTGTGTCTGTAATACTAGCACCTGTAACACTTATAGATGTTCCTGAAGTTGTACCTGCATAATTGCCTGTAGGCATTTCTGGAAAAGGTAAACTATTTGTACCCCACACTATACTTGCATTTGCAACGTCTGTAACCAAATCTTCAAATCTATTTACGATACCCGTTTTACTAACTGGATCTGATATTGCCATAACTTAATTTTCCTTTTAATTCTTTCATTAAACTTTTTGGTGCGCCACAAATATCTCCTTGCCAAGCAAGTTGGTGACAATCTCCACCACAAAATTCAAATACAGGACACTTAAAACATAAAGGATTACGTGACCTTTCACAAACAATGTTGTGTATTCTCTTTGGACTATTTATAAGACTTTTTATATCGTCATTTAAATGACCAAATTGAAACTCTGGTGCTGCATTTGGGCAACCTGATATTGTGCCATCTGCGTTAATTGTAAAGATTTTTTGTTCACAATCTCTACAAAATGTACCACCTTTTAAAAATCCTGTATCAAATTTGTCATATATGACTTCTAGTGTTTCATTTTCAAACCAATCTCTAGCACCGTATTCTTCACTTTGATGGTGCATTTTTAGAAACCAAGCGTCTTGTTCTATGTTCTTTGGAAATATCTCTGGATGTAAATTTGCATTACCATTACCTGTAAGTCTTTCAAACGAAACTTCTTGTACTCCTAAATCTCTAATCCATTTTAATAATTCAATTGGTTCGATATTGATTGTATCTTGTGTAACAGATATGAAAAGTTTAATTGTAACACCTCTATCCAATAAAGTTTGTATATTCTTTTCCCACAACTTTTCTTGTTTATCATTTTCAAATCTTATTTTAGGATCCCAACTTGTACCCATTCTTTTGTTTAAAGGACCGTCTATAAAATCAAAGTGTTCATCTTTTAATTTAAAAACTAAATTAGATGTTATACCAAAAGTTTGTCTTTTCCATAAGTCTTTTAATTCATTATGTACTTTTGTCATATGAGAAACAGGTGCTAAAAAAGGTTCACCACCGTGAAACTCTAAGTGTGCAGAATCTAATTCATTAGGATGATAATCTCTAAATCTTTTAAACCAGTCTATTGTCTTTGTGGGATTAAAATAAATTTTTGCACCGTTTATACCATTAGTAAAACAATGTTTGCAATTTAATTGACAAGTTTCCGTTGTCTTTATATAAAACATCCAATTCATTATTCATAACCTAAACTTAATGCCCAAGTGTCATTATCACTTTCAACTTTATGTTTATTTCCTTTTAATATATGTATGCCATCTCCAAAACCAACCCAATGTTGTTCATCATCTATAAAAACTTTTTTACGACCTTTGACTACGTAAAGATAAACATTTGTGTCATCTTTGTGCCAATCAAAACTATAACCTTTTTTATTTTGTACAAATAAATGTACTGTATTAAAATCTATATGTGGAAAATTTGAAGTGATAAAAGCATTTGTTTCTATGCCTTCAACTTTGATAGTAGGAAAGTTATCTTTTTTTATTAACCATTCAGAAAATGATAAAGTGTCTTTTACAGAAAAGTCTTTTCCGTCTTTGTCTATATAAAATAATTCATTATTTTCGTATCGTTCATACGACACTACTTCGTTCATCAATTCAGCAATCATAACTGTAATATTTATTACAGTCTTCCAACCACGACTTCTATAGTTCCAACTTCTTCACTATTGTAATTTTGTAATGCTTTACCAACAACTGTTCCTAATTTAGGATCACTATCAGCAGTTCCAACTCCTGGTTCATCACTTACTACAATTAAATCACCTTTGTTTATTATGCCTTTTACTTTACAAGGAACTCTACCTTGTAATGCAACTGCTAATGCTCTTTCATCATTTTCTTTTGTATTCATTAAATAAGCAGGTTTTTCTGATATAACACCTGCGACTGCTTTAGTTTTTTCTGTAGCAATAGTTACTTCTTGTATTCCACCAAACATAACAATTATACCTGGTAAATAAATTTCATCTGAAATATATCTTTCTGCTAAGTCGGCATAATTTGCCTGATTGGCAGTAGTCTGTAAAACGTTTGTACTTGGATTGTAATTTAAATCTGTGTCGGTTTCCATACCTTGGTTACCAGTAGCACCGTCAACAAATGTTAAATAAACTGTTTCGTTTGCTGTATTATTGGCAGTTATTTCAACCAACTGTGCAACTGAAGCAGAACCTGTAATAGTATTTGCAACAAGTGTATCAACTGTAACTGTATCTGAAGCAAGATTTAATTTTGATGCTCTAATAGTTGTGTCTGCTATATCAGCATTAACAATTGTTCCATTTGCAATCATTGTACTTGTAACTGTACCAGTATCACCAGTAGTTACAACTGTACCTGTTACGTTAGGTAAAGTAATTGTTCTATCAGCAGTAGGATTAACTACAGTTAAAGTAGTTTCAAAATCATCATCACTAGAACCTTCAAAACTTAAAGTACCATTTTGTGTTAAAACTAAATTTGCACCTGTAACTGTGCTTGAACCTGTAATCGTTGTTCCTGAAATAGCGCCAGTAGATGATAAAGATGTTACAGTCGCACCACCAGTATTGATTGTACCTGTAGTAATTAAGTTTTCATTTGAAAAAGAAATTTGACCAGTTGAATCTGTAATAGAACCTGTTGATAAACTTAATGTGCCATCTATTGAAGCAGTGTTTGTTACAGTTAAATCATTTGATACTGTAAGATCATTTGATATTGTAACATCACTTGGCATTGAAATAGTTAAAGTATCTGGAACAGACACAACAGCATTAATTTGATTTGAGGTACCTAAAACTTTTAAAGTTTGTCCTGCACCTACTTGTTGTCTTGTAGAAGATACATCTTCAATAAAAAATGCCTGCCCAGCAGAAACCTGTGCTGATAATTCATTAACCGCACCTATAACTGTAGTAGCAGATAGTGAAGCGTCAAGTGTTGCAATATCACCAAAATCATTTGCCGCTAGAGCATTGAACTGCGTTCTAAACGTTTCAAGTGTATCTGTTAATGCTATTGATCTAACTGCCATTTTTAACTACTTCTTTTATTAAATTTTTAATTTCTCTTAATTCTGCTTTAAGATTATTTATCTCTTTTACAGCATTTCTTATTTCATCACCTTGTTGTTCTCTTGCTCTTGCTCTTGCCATATACATTTTGTATTCACTTTTATTTGTATTGACAATCGCATTTGATCTTGTATCTCTCACTAAACTTTCATAACCTTGTACTTTTAATATAGTCATAAAAATTATACTGCCAGAGCAATACCTCTAAAGTCTTTTACAATTGGTGGATAAGATGATATTGTACCTTTCATAACTATTTTAATTTGAAAGGCAGTAAAGTCTTCTAATCCAGTTGCTGAATATTTGTATTCTTGGAATGTTTCTGAATCTGAAGCAGGAGTTACTGCAACGTCTTCACTTCCATCTCCATTAAATGCTGTGTATGATAAGTTTTCAATATCTCTTGGTTCACTTGATGATGTTGTTCTAAAGTAAACTTCTATTTCTGAACTTGACTGTACATTTGCTGTTAATCTTATATCTAATGCTGTTGAAGCATTTGCAAGTGTAATAGGTCTTGTCAAATAAACAGCAGACGCTGAACCACCAGTTTTTGCTGTTTCAGCAACAAAGTTAGGTGTATTACCAGCAGTAGGATTATTTAATCTATTATGAACTACAAAAGCACTTGCTCTTTGTAAATCTAATACAGGTGTGTGTTTAGTATTATTTGTACTTAATGTAAAGTTTGCTAAGAAAGATGGTGTTCTTGTGCCATTTCCTAAAGTACCTTGATTAGTTTCGTTAACACCACTAGCAATCATTCTTGGTGATGTAAAGTAAATGTTATCATTCGTAACAATTGCCTCTGCTTCTGAAGCAGACTGTCTGCTAAATTCTGTTTCTGAACCGTGTATTCCTCTACCACTTGTTGTTCTTAAAGTTGTTGCAATAGAAGTACCAGGTATTGCAAGTGTTGAAACGTTTACGTTCAATACATCAAATACTCTATTTTGTGTAGCAGTTACAGCAGATCCACCAATATCACCTGTAGCAGTTGCATTTCCTGACAATGTAATATCGTAACTATCTAAAGTTACATTTGAAATTGATGTATGCGTAGCATTAATTTCTGATTGTACAATACCGTTAATACCTGAAGAAGGCACACCTGAAATTGTAACTTGATTAGTTAAACCGTGCATTCCGTGATTTTTGTGGAATACTCTTACAACATTTGAACCATTTGTTGTTCTAATAGGATTTGATGATAATGTTCTTGTAGGAACAATATCATTTGCAAGTGTAACTGTACCTGGAGTAGAACTAAATTCTGCTCTTTTAATTTTAAATTTCAAGTCTTCGTTTTGATCAGCAGTCCAAGTAGTACCGTTTTGTGATTTAAATAAAACACCTGCATATGGTTGTTGTGATATTGTTCTATTTGAACCAATTTGTGTTTCTCCTAATCTACTTGCATAAACTAGATACTTGTCTGAATTAGCAATTAATACAAAACAGTATTCAATGTTTTCTTGTATGAATACTGGACTAGGGAATGTAAATGTAGTTGCTGTTGTACCATCTGCACTTGTATTTACAGAACCAGGATTTAAAGCAACTTCCGAGAATGGTAATATTTTATTACCAGGATAACCATTTACAACTTCTCTTATTTGTAATGTTACAGGAATATTATCATCTTTTGAACTAAAGAAAATATCAATTGATGTTAAGAATACACCACCTTCATCATCAATTAAGAATGTTTGTGCTAATGGGTCAACCCATCCAACTGTTCTTGTAGATTGTCTTGTAGATGATCTAGCGATTGATCTTGTTTCGCTTGTACTTTCTCTAACAACTGTAGGTTCTCTTGTAGAGATAATTGTATTTTGTACGGTTTCTAAAATACCTCTAGCAACATAGTCTGCCTCTGCTGAAGTTTCTACATCTGTTCTACCATCTGTAGATGAACTTGTTAATCTGAATACTCTTGTACCTGCTCTCCATCTAGGATTTGCATCAACTTTAGGATCAGGTATTGAGAATGTTCCTGATACAGAACCATTATTATCTGTAATTAAACTTCCACCTAAAACTCCTAATGATGTTGATACATATTGAGTTACATCTATGTTATCAAAGAAAGGATAAACTCTAGTATTAGGTTTCATTCTTGTTGCAACAAAAGAAACTTCTCTACTTCTAATAAATGGAACAAATGCAATAGATATAATTCTATCACCAATACTATTTCTAATAGTTTGAGGTACGATTGTTTGTCTAATACCTGTTCTTGTTTGATTAACTGATTGTATTGATTCTATTTCAGTTTCTCTAAATACTCTACGTCCTGATCTTAAATTACCTGAAGTATCTCTACTTGCAATATCAACAGGAGTACCTGTCCAAGAATCTTGCCATTCATTCCATATTGTACCAATTTCAAATCCAGACAATGCACTATTTCCTAAATTTGAAGCAAGTGTATCAAAACCACCTACGTTGTTAATAACTAACTCTGGTGCTCTTTCTGTTTCTTTCCATTCATCTGTTTCAGGTGTTAATTGAATTGAACCTGCAAACGTTCTAATATCAAATGGGTTAACATTAATTGTTTTACTTGCAAATGGTTGATCTACTAAAGTTGATTCAGTATATGGTAAAGTTACAAGATCACCTGTTTTTTGATAACCAGCAGCCGTTCTATCAGCGGCAGTAATAGATGTACCGTCATCATCTGCCTCTACTAATGAAACAGCATCCTCATTAAAGATAGGTCTTAATTCACCTCTTGCCATATCAATGGCACATTTATAATCTACGTTACCTGGATCACCAATATTGTGACCTGTAAAGTTATCTACTACAAATCCATTTTTAAATCTATCAAATCCACTTGCGTCTTGTATTTGTAAATTTTGTGCTTGTGTTTCTAATAAAGATAATTGAGTGTAGTATTCTAAATTTTCTATTCTGTTTTGAAGTTTACCTATATCTCTCATAGTAAATCTTCTATTGTCAATTTTCTTAATTGTTACATCTTCAGTTGACAATGTGAAAGCAGGAATTTCTAATGTGTATAGGTGCATTGCGCCTGCAACATCTAAAGGTGTTTGAGGCACTAATGCGGAGTTACCTTTTGAAACTTTAAAGTTACCTTCTTTATCTAAAAATATTTTATCTATTCTTGGTAAGTAATATTCAAAGTCGTTTGACATATCAGAACCAAATTCAATGTAACTAATAAACGAAGCACCTGAACCGTCAAATGATCTTTCGTAATCTGAACCTGAAGTAGAACCAGGTATAGTTGAAGCGTCATCTACACGAGGTCTTAAATCAATACAATCTCTTAAATCATATTCTTTACCTGTTGTATCAGAAATGTAAGTATAAATCGATTCATAGTCAAGTTCGCCTGTATAAGAATCTATAGCAAAATATTCACCAGTACCGTGTTCAAAATAATCAAAGTCAACATATAATTGACCTGTAGGTGTTAATGCACCTGTTTTTAAAACTAATCTACCAATATCATAATAATTATCTCTTTGTCCATTATCTAAATCAAATCTACTTGTAATATCAGTATCGCTTGTAGTTGCTGGTGTACCAAAAGCACTTGACATATAAACAGCATTAACACGTAATATGTCTGCTCTTTTTAATCTTATTGTACCACTTTCTATTTCTGTTTGACTAGATATATTTGATAAACCTGAAACAGACGTAGATGCTATTAAAGTTTTAGTTTTTAAATCACCTATTGATTTAGATATTGTTGCTAAAATTTTTATTTTATGTCCTTGATAATTTGCACCAAAGTCAAATGTTAAAGTTTTACCTACTGGTGAACCACCTGGTACAAAGATAGTAAATCCTTCGTGGTTGTTACCACTTAAACTTAATACATCACCAAGAGCACCTGTAGTACCTGCACCTAATTGAACAATAGATACAGCAAAATCTTTTTCTAATAAAGAAGCAAATGTTTCGTTTGTACCAGCAGTAATAGTTGCGTCACCATTAGCAGATAGTGTAGCAGTAAATTGTTTTCTGTAAGAATAGTTTGTATCAGAAGCACCACCATTAGCAGTAGTATTTAAAGTTTTAATTTTCTTATATGGTAATTCAAATATTGAAATGTTTTTATTTGGATTATTTAATTTTGTTCTTGTTCTTTTGTACGTAGAAGCAGTTGTAACGTCTGAACCACCTACAGCAGTTGATAATGTTAAACTTGTGTTTGAAATAATTGCCTCAACAGTATGATTAAGAGTTGTTCCTGTGTCATTATCAAATTCTAATATATCACCAACTTTTAATTCAGTTAAAAAACTTGTTCCTGATCCTGTAACACTAGCAGAACTATTTGCAATAGAAATTGTACCAGTTAATGTCGTAACATCACCGTAAGTTGAGTCTAATGCTGTGTCAGCAGTATATGTAATTAATGTACCACCTGCCATACCGATTTGTTTAACAGCAGTAAAGTCGTGTGATCTAATTGCTTTAAATCCTACAGCGTCTGATTGAATAACAGCAGTATTACTTCCGTCTGTAATTGTTTCTCCTGCAACAAATGTTCCGTTTACAGATGAAACTACTACAACACCGTGAATTGCATTACCAGCTGATGAAAAAGAAGTTATATTAGTTGCTGTTGTTCCATTTGATTCATATAATTCAAAAGTATTTGTGTCTGGATTTCTAACTGTAAATATATCACTAGTTGTAATAGCAGTAGAATTATTTTCAGCACTTATAGCACTAAATTTAATTTGTTGTCCTTCTCTAAAAGTATGACCTGTAGCAGTTACAACACCTGGACTTGCAACTGTAATATTTGAAACAGCAGTTGCTTCAGTTGTTGAAGAACTATGTACATAACCTATAGCACCTGAAGTGTTACCTGTTATTTGATCTCCAGCAGAATAAGATTGATCTGATAAAATATTTAAGTGAGTAAACATCTCTATATCAAATAGATAATGTTTGTAAATTGCTGATGTAGCAGACGCACTAGCAAAAATATTTGCACTTGCAGGTCCTGTTACATATTCAAATCCTCTGGATTTAGCACGACCAATTTGATGTACAGTTGAACCTGAACCTGTATTTTGTGTCCCTCTTACAGATGTAGGAAAACTATATAAATTTACATTTTTAAGCGCCTCAACGTCACCAGAAACGAAACCAATATCTGGAGTATTGTAAACGTTTGTTACGTGAACAAAGTTTTGTAAATCTATTCTTGTATTGAAATTATTTTGAGTAGCAAAATCTCTTGCCTTATCAATTTCTACAAATGTAGTACCAATAGTAGATATTTCATAACCTTGAACATATGCTTTTCCAGGTGATAAACCTGCAGCCATTAATGCCTCATTACCACCTTGTGCTAATGTAAAAATACCTCTATTGTTACCATCAACAATATGTTCTCTTAAATCTAAATCAAAATCTCTAACTGAATAATCACCTGATTCGTCAAATGTTCTTCTAGCAAATGTATCTTCTAATACAGCATATTCAGTTGTTCTAACTTGATTTTGTAAAATACCGTTTCTTAATCTTAATAACTCTACAAAGTTTGCGTCTTCCGAACTTGTAATAATTCTTTTTTCTAAAGTAAGATTAATTTTAAATCTATCAGCACCAGGAGCATTTACGTTTGAACTTCCTTGTGCATTGTCTAATAAAGAATTATCGTCTGTAGATTGTACAAAACTTTCTGTTACTAATAAACCTACTCTATATGAAGGTGTGTTTGAATATTTGTCAAGTATAACTGTTTGATTATCTACTTGTACGTGAAATCCATTGATGTAATAAACACCTGAAGCAACTTCAGCGGCAGAACCTACAGCAGTTGTTTCTACTACAGCAGATAAACCACCTGTTGTTGTAAGTGTTTCTGAATCTGAAAATGCAATTGCAACATTAGAAGTACCAGAGTTTAGATACTTAACAAATAAAGTATCAGGATCTGTACCGTCATTTACTACTGAATTAACTACAACTGCTTGAACGCCTGAAGTACCACCTGTTAAAGTTTCACCGACAAAATCTGCAAGTGTAGATGTTCCTGAAAAACTTGTTAATTTAATTGCACGATAATCCAAGTCATAAGAAATTTCACCTGGAATAACCATCGCACCTTTTTCAAAAAAGTGGTCAGATATTCTTTCAATCTGATTTTGTAAGATTGTTTGTGATTGTGTTAACTCTCTTGCCTGTACAGCAAATGCTGGTCTAAAGAGTATTCGGTGAAACTTTTTACTTTCCGAATAATCATCATAATAAGGCGTGAGGTTAAAGTCAGTTGGACTTGGCATTTAATTCCCTCTAAAACTCAATTATTAGTTTAATATTCTCGGTTTGATCTGAAGCTCTTGCTATTGGTGCTCTGTTTTCAATATACATCACATCTCCTGAATCAGCGTCTAATTCAGAAACAGAATAACCGCCTGTGAATACAACATTGTTAACTGTAGATGTAATTGATGTATCAGGTGTTCCAGTTGCACTTGAACTAGCACCTGTAATTACAGCAGCAGTAGAAAATGCCGTCAGATTTCCGTTACTATCAACTCCCTCGTCTGTAAATCTAGGTTGAATATAATAAAGTATTCTGTTTACAGCATCCCATTCAACAACTTTACCTACAGCACCTGTTGTTGCTTGAGAAATCTTTTCATCAACCTGAAATGTACCAGGTGTTGGTGAAGCAGCAAGTCTAATTGCTTTTGTTGCTCTTAAAGTTGTTGCTGAAGCAGCCGATCCTCCAGAATTAGGATCTCGTATTAAAACTATTTTTCTAAAGTTGTTTTCTACTGTATAGTCACCAGAGTTAGCAGATTCAGTACCTTCTAAACTTTGATTTAACATTACAAAGAAACCACCTAATTCTTCAACGGCATTTGCACCGTGTCCGTTTCTTGGTGGAATAATTACATCTAATTCTGTACCAGTAAGTGAACCACCACCAGCAGTATTAATATCTGCAACTCTTATATAACCGTAAGTGTAACCTGAACCACCGTTTGTAACTGTAACAGCAGAAACAGCACCTGAAGAAATTGTAACTGAAACTGTTCCAGAAGAACCATCTCCTCGAATAGTAATACCTGTATGAGTACCATCAGTACCACCAGTACCAGCAGATTTAATTGTTACAATATCTATTTTTTGTGAAGCAGCAGCAAGTACACTTGAGTCTGTAGCAACTGCCATAAAATCTGTAGATAAAAAGTTTGCAACTTGAGCTGATGTTAATGTGTACATATATTTCCAAACATATCCATCAGTTGTTTCTTGTGTTGCTGAAGGTGATGTTGTTGTTGGTTCATCACTAACTGTTGCACCATTATTATTCCATAAACATTTGTAAACTCTATCAGCACTTGTTTTTACATAGAACGTAGAATCAAATAATGTATTTGCACCACTATTTGAAGTTTGTGCTGTTGTTGTTCCTGTTATGAATTTACCGTAATCGTGTCTGTAATAATCATATACTTCGCCACTTGTCCAATTTCTTCTTGGAACAACTTTTGAAATATCTGAACTTGTAATTTTTTTAACTGCCAACAAATCATCATAAGTGTATGCCTCTTCAACGACTGTATCTGTAGGTGTTGGTGAAGCAGAATCCGTACCTTCGTTTTCTGTTCTTCCGTCTGGTCTAGTAGAAGTAGTAAAATCTTGTGGTCTACCAATTCCTAAGTAATAAACGTTAGGTGCAGCTTCTGAAAATGATTCAAAAAACTGTTCCGAATTGTGTATTCTAAACTTATTTGTTATAATTGCTGGCATAATTTTCTATTCTTTGTTATATTTATACATCTTCCATTAAGGTTTTGTAGGCCAAGTTACATTGTTTGCTTGTTCTACCGTTGTAATTCCATTTGTTATATCTCTTAATGCCTGTCTATATGTTGACATTTCTGCTGATAATGTTTGGTCAGATAAGGCAAGGTAATCTGTTTCTGCAATTAGTCTATCTCTTTTGGCTCTTATACTATATAAAGCGTCTTCTAAATCAGCTGCTGTATCGTAAGAATTTAATTGAGAATCTGTTGGCTTAGCAACACCATCTATGTTCCATTCCTTGATGTAAGCACCTTGGCCATTACTGTCGTCTTGCAATTTAACATCATTTAAAAAATCTACATTACTAACTCCATTAGCTTTGCAGTATTCTTTTATTTTTGTACTTAGTTGTGCCATAGTTTTACCTCCTTATTCTATCATTTTATAACCGATTAATCTTGTAGCTGCAGCGTCAGCTCCACTACCTAGAAATTGTCCAGAACCTGTATGAAATAATTTTCCATATAATTCAATATAGTCTCCAACACTTAAATCAATAACACCACTTGCAGAATACATTTGTGAGTTTCTATATGCTTGGTTTGTCCAATCATTTATTGCTCCAGTTAATATTGCAGAACCATTTTTATATAAAGCTATATGAAGTCTCTGTAAATTATTATCGCCAGCATTAGCATAAATTGAAAATTGAAAAAAATATTTACCAGCTTTACCACTTGGAACTGTAAATCTGTAATTTGTTGTAGAGTCAAAAGCATTATCGCTATCATAAACTTCATTAGCAAGAGAAACTTTTGTCCAAACTTCATTTGTAATACCAGTTTGAGTTGAATCTAATCTTGCAAAAAAGTTTGGAGTATTAACACCACCAGCACCAGTAACCGTGCCTGTAAAAGCAAAAGTATCTGTTAAATCTAATCCGTCAGCGTCTAATTTTCCACCTGTTTTAATTTGATTAGCGAATGTTCTTGTTATTGCTCCCATTTTTTATCCTATATTGGTAAATACCTTACTGTTATTTCTGCTGATGAGGCAGGTGCCGTATCAAAAGTTAAAGTCGTTCCTGAAATTGTATAGTCGTCTGTAGGAACTAAACAAATACCATTGACAAACACTAATACATCATCAACTGCTCTACCACTATTTATAGTAAATGCCACCGTTGAACCATCACCTGTAAATGTGCCTTTGGTATAAGTTAATCCTGTAACTAAATTAGATTTTTGAATTTTTTTTAATTCACCAGCGTCATTGTCATAAATTAAAAGTAAGTCATCACTTGCAACAGTTGTTAATTCTGTTTTGTTTGTAATTGTGCCTGTGTTGGCAATATTATCAACATCTCTAGCAAGACCTAAAAATACAACAAAGACTGTATCACCTGAAGTAGGTGCAGTTGAAAATACAATATTAGTTCCACCACCTGATAGTGAATAACCAACTTCTGGCTCTTGGATAACTCCTGCTACAGATACTAATACTGAAGAAGATGAACCAACGGTAAAGTTTAAAGCAAA